GTATTATACCTATTAACGAAGATAACCAGTGTGTGTGGGGATGTGTAGACATAGACTCGTATGCAGGGTTTGATCACAAAAAATTAATAGACAAGATAAAACAATTTAATCTGCCTCTGGCTGTGTGTAGGTCAAAGAGTGGAGGGGCACACGTCTTTCTCTTCTCCGCTGAACCGGTAGCTGCAGAAAGAATGAGAGATAAGCTAACAGAAATAAAAACACTACTAGGATACGGCGGATCAGAAGTCTTTCCAAAACAAATTCAATTAAAATCATCAGACGACACAGGTAATTTTTTAAACCTACCATACTTTGGTGGTGAAGATACTACGCGTTATGCTTTTAGATATGATGGAGAAGCTGCAACATTAGAAGAATTTTACACTATATACAGTGAAATAAAACAAACAGACATTACAAAAATAAAAATAGAAAGACCTAAGTCTGAGTATGACGATGCACCGCCATGCATAGAACTTATGGCAATAAACAAAATTCCAGAAGGAGGTCGTAACAATTCTATGTTTCATTTTGGTGTGTATGCTAAAAAGAAATGGCCAGCAGAATGGAAAAGTAAGATGACTTTGTTTAACGCAACAGCATCAACCGTACCACTAAGTGAGTCTGAAGTAGAAATTATTAAACGACAACACGATAAAAAAGAATGGGGTTACAAGTGTAATGATACACCCATGTGTAACCTGTGTGATAAAAAACTATGTAGAGAAAGAAAATTTGGTATTGGTGAAGAGATAGTATTTCCGGCACTAACAGATTTACAGAAAATCAAATTAGAAAAACCATATTACTATCTTAACGTAGATGGTGAACGACTACACCTGGAGAATGTAAAATTTTTAAAACAACAAAGTCTATTTCAAGAAGCATGTATGGAACAATTAGATTTTAAACCACCGACAGTAAAACCAAAAGACTGGGACATGATTATAAACCCATTGATGAAGAACCACGAACCAATAGATGCACCAGAAGGTGTAACTACACAAGATCAATTACAAAATCATTTAGAAGAATATTGTATCAATAGACAAGTATCAACCGACAAAAACGATCTTAAAAAAGGTGGTGTGTGGACTAGCGAAGGCAATCACCACTTTGTATTTGACAGATTTTACAATCAATTTTTGATTAGAAAACGTTGGGACGTACCATACTCACGTACAGCACAAATGTTAAAAGAAACATGTAACTGTGATGACAAACGTATTGGTAGAGAAAGAATCTCCGTGTTTGTAGTTAAACAATTTGACAAAAAAGAGGACGACTACAACCAGAAAGAATTAAAACCTAAGGATATATTTTAATGAATCAATTAAATTTTTTTGAACAACCCATTAAAAAAATAAAACTTAAAAATATTGAGTATGGTCCTGTAAAATTAGAAACTATTTTAAAAGAACTTGTTCCTGATAAATATATTATATACCCAACAGGGGGTTACCATTATTTTAGTAAAATACCAAATGCACCACAAAAATACAAAGAACCTGTTTGGCCTTATGTAACAAATGAAATAAAAGATAAAATAAAACTATCACAAATAACTCCTAACATTACATTTGGGGGTTATCCTTCTGTAAGTCTTAGAAATTTAGATGGAATAAGTGTTCCTCTGCAATTTCACAGAGTCGTTGCTAAAGTTTATGTACCAAACCCAGATCCAATTAATAAAATACACGTTGCACATTTAAATGATGAAGTCTGTAATTATCTGCCAACACAATTAGAATGGCAAACACCCAGTGAAAATCACAAGGGTAAAAAAGCAAGGAAATCTAGTTATCAACAATTCTATGATTTTTTTAAAGCACAACAATGGATAAAAGAATAATGAATGCAACAGATGATTTAATTTTATTAGTAGTTCTTACCGCTGCATGGATATGGGTAACTATATGAGAACAATAGTATTAGGACCACCAGGTACAGGTAAGACTACAACTTTATTAAAAAAAGTAGACTCTTATCTTAAACAAACTGATCCTGACAAAATAGGTTATTTTGCGTTTACACAAAAAGCTGCACATGAAGCAAGAGATCGTGCAATGAAACAATTTAATTTAGAAGAAGACGACTTACCTTATTTTAGAACACTACACTCACTAGCATTTAGAAAATTAGGATTGAAAAAAGATCAAGTAATGCAGCCTAGACATTACAAAGATTTAGGTAAGAAGTTAGGTTTTCCGGTAACGTACGCAGACTACCAAGAAGAACAAGGTGGTATCTTTAGTTCTGACAGTGAATATTTAAGAATTATACAGTTAGCACAATTACGTAACATTACACCAGAACAACAGTTTGATTTACAAGAACACACACAGGATCTTGAAAGAGATCAACTTAGAATTATACATAACGAACTTAAACGTTACAAAAAAGAATATAACTTAATAGATTTTAATGACATGATACTAGACTTTGTAAAATCTGATCTTTCACCAAAATTTGATGTAGTGTTTATTGATGAAGCACAGGATTTATCTTTGATGCAATGGGACATGGCAAAATCTATTTGGAACAGAACTACTGATGCTTTTATTGCAGGTGATGATGACCAAGCTATTTTTAGATGGGCTGGTGCAGATGTAGATTCTTTTATAGCATTAGAGGGACAATACTTACCACTAACACAATCTTATAGAATACCCGCTAAAGTACATAGTTTAGCTATGGGTATTATAAATAAAATTAAAAATAGGATAGATAAAACATGGGAACCTAGAGTTAGTCAGGGAAACTTACACAGACATTTTGATGTAGAAAGTATAGACATGTCACAAGGGGATTGGCTAGTGTTAAGTAGAACTAGACATATGTTAAACGACATAGAAGAATCTCTGTATAGACAAGGATTATATTACACCAACAGATACAAAAGAAGTAGTGAGAAAGATTTACACCAAGCAGCTACATCATGGGAACATTTAAGACAAGGACAACTAGTATCTTACAAAGAAATAGAAAACATGATTAAGTTTATAAGTCCAAAACATTGGCACGCTAAAAAAATAAAAGGTATGGCTAAAGGATCTTTTTATGGAATGGATCAACTGGTTAAAGATTATGGACTACAAATTAAGACAGTTTGGTATGAAGCATTTGACAACGCAGGTCAAACTAAGGTAAATTACTTGCGTAAGATGAGAAAGAACGGTGAGAAACTAAACGAAAAACCTAGAATTGAATTATCCACTATCCATGCAGCAAAAGGTGGAGAGGCAACTAACGTTGTGCTGATGACAGATCTTACAGAAAATACTATGCGGAGTTATGAAAGAAATCCGGATGATGAAAACAGATTATTTTATGTAGGTGCAACACGAACAAAAGAAAATTTACACATAATAGAACCAAAAAAATATGAGAAAGGCTACTTACTATGACAAATAAAGATATGTTTGTGGACACATTTCCACAAAGTAAACAAATTGGAGGATCACATTACAAAAAATTTAAAATTCAACCTTATGAATTTATTTCAAAGAATGACCTCTCATTTTTTCAAGGCAACGTAATTAAATACGTTTGTAGATATAAAAATAAAGCAGGCATACAGGATCTAGAAAAAGTTAAACACTATTGTGATCTAGAAATATTAAAACTAAAGGATATAAAATAATGCAAATACCACTATTTAAACCACAAACAGAATGGCTACCACCAGAAAATTTTCCAGACTTATCTAAGTATGATGAGATTGCGATTGACTTAGAAACCAAAGACCCAGAATTAACAAAGATGGGATCAGGTTCTGTAGTTGGTAAAGGAGATGTTGTAGGGATAGCTGTAGCTGTTGAAGGATGGTCAGGTTATTATCCTATTGCTCACGAAGGTGGTGGTAATATGAGTCGAGCAAAAGTATTAAAGTGGTTTCAAGGTGTACTAGATACACCAGCAGATAAAATATTTCACAACGCCATGTATGACGTGTGTTGGATTAGAGCGCTCAGTTTAAATATTAACGGTAAAATAATTGACACGATGATTGCATCGGCCCTGGTTGATGAAAATCAAATGCGTTATGATTTAAACAGCTGTGCTAAAAGATATACCGGTAAAGGTAAAAATGAAAGTGATTTATATCAAGCTGCAAAAGATTGGGGTGTTGACGCTAAGGCAGAAATGTATAAACTACCTGCCATTTACGTAGGCGCATATGCAGAAGCAGACGCTGAAATTACATTACAGCTTTGGAAAGAACTTAAAAAAGAAATAGATCTTCAAGATATAAATTCTATTTTTGATATGGAGACCGAATTGTTTCCTTGTCTGGTAGAGATGAAATTTCTTGGTGTGAAAGTGGACGTTCAAAAAGCTCATACAATGAAGCAAGAACTATCACTACAAGAAGGTAAGTTACTCCAAGAAGTAAAAAAACAAACAGGAATAGACACTCAAATATGGGCTGCAAGATCCATTGCTCAAGTTTTCGATAAACTAAATTTAGAGTATGATAGAACTGAGAAATCAAACGCACCATCCTTTACTAAGAATTTTTTGCAGAATCATCCGCATCCATTGGTGAATAAAATTGCTCAAGCTAGAGAGATTAATAAGGCTCATACTACGTTTATTGATACCATACTCAAACATTCACACAAGGGTAGAATACATGCCGATATAAATCAATTGCGTTCAGATAATGGCGGAACTGTGACCGGTAGATTCTCATACTCAAACCCAAATTTACAGCAAATACCAGCAAGAAACAAAGACCTTGGACCACGGATCAGGGCTTTATTTGTGCCCGAGGAAGGCCATACATGGGGTTGTTTTGACTATTCTCAACAAGAGCCTAGGCTGGTAGTGCATTATGCAGCTTTACAGAATCTCTATGGAGTGGGCGATGTATTGGAGGCGTACCATGAGGGAGACGCTGATTTTCATACGATCGTTGCTGATATGGCAGAGATACCTAGATCACAGGCTAAGACCATAAATCTTGGCCTGTTCTATGGTATGGGTAAGAATAAATTACAAGCAGAGTTAGGTGTGTCTAAAGACAAAGCTAATGATCTGTTTAAACAATACCACAACAGGGTACCGTTTGTTAAACAACTGATGGACAATGTCATGCAACGTGCGCAAGAGTCCGGTCGAATTAGAACGTTGTTGGGTAGACTATGTAGGTTTCACTTGTGGGAACCAAACCAGTTTGGAATACATAAATCACTGCCACACGATCAAGCGCTCTTGGAACACGGACCAGGGATCAAGCGTGCATTTACATACAAAGCATTAAACAAATTAATACAAGGATCAGCAGCTGACATGACAAAGAAAGCTATGATTAATTTACACAAAGAAGGTATCATACCGCATATACAAGTACATGATGAACTTGATATATCTGTTGAAGACCCTGCACATGCAGAAAAAATAAAACAGATTATGGAATCTGCTGTTGACTTAGAAGTACCTAACAAAGTAGACTACGAATCAGGTCCTAATTGGGGCCAAATAAAATAAAATTATGGCTTACTTAAACGCAAATATACCTGTACAATATTCACAAATAAAAAAGGAGTATTTATATGACTTTAAAAAACATCATGGCGAAGTTGAAGACTGTATTATCTTCGGCATTACATCTCTTACCGGAAGGGCTATTCTCTTCCATGCCATCATGGAAAACGGTGCTATCTTTTATCGTGTCCCCATATCGGCTTTTGTTCAACGTGGTTATGACCCCAAGTCTGTTCCATCCCAAAGACTTGATGAACTGGAACTGTGGAATAGTTTTTCTTATTACCCTGCTATTACTAGTTGGGATATTTTAACAGCCGCATCCGGCAAATACATTGGTAAAGACAAGAAATGGTATCATGGTAAGTATTTATTTACCGTTGACTGGGGCCACCCAGATGCTAATATACTAAATTCTGATCATTCAGAAATTCCGCACGAACATAAGTGCGCTCACATAATTGCGTTAGACAACGGCAACTATGCGGCACAGCCAAACAACAGATGCATATGGGACC